ATTAATGATGAATGGATTGTAGGTTATGGTTGTGACAAAGAAGATGGTACAGGAAGAAATATTCCAGGTATTTTGGCTTTGTAAAAAAAGATTTATATATTATATAATAAATGTTATAAAATGGAATTATTAAAAAAATCAAATGGTAACTTACCTCGTACCGAAAAAGAGGTAAATAAAATGATTGACAAAGCTGCTAAAGCATATGGTGAATTTCTAAATGCTGTTGGTTTTGATTATACAGCTGATCGTCAAACTGAAGATACACCACGTCGAGTAGCTAAAGCATGGTTAAAAGATTTGATTGTAGGATCAATTACTGATGAACCTAATATCACTGTATTTCCTAATGATGAAGGATATAATGGTTTAGTTATTCAAAGTGGTATTCCTATTACAAGTATGTGTGCTCATCACAATCTAGCGTTTACAGGTTATGCTACTGTAGCTTATGTACCTGGAGAAAATGTTATTGGTTTGAGTAAATTGAATCGTATTGTAGAATGGTTTTCTCGTCGTCCACAAATGCAAGAATCATTAACTCAACAAGTACATGATTACTTAGCTGATAAAATGAGTTGCGAATCAGTAGCAGTTAGTATTGCTTGTAAACACACTTGTTGCTCACATCGTGGAATTAAACATCCATCAGTAATGACAACTAATAAATTTAGTGGTGTGTTTATGGAAAAAGATAATTTAATTCGTGAAGAATTCCTCCACGCAATTGAAGTTAATGGAACTAAGTTTTAATATAAAATTATGAATAAAAAAGTTGTTGACTCAAATTATGTTCCCTACATCTCAGAGGTAGAAACATTTAATAATACAATGGGTAAACCAAATAACTATACTCCAGTTATCCCAGAAGAAAAAGAATGGATGTTTGTTTATAATTTTATTTTGGAAGAACTAGAAGAATATAAACAAGCGTGTGAAGAAGGTAATATTGTAGAAGTACTAGATGCTCTTTGTGATATTACTTATGTAGCTACAGGCAACGGAGTTATGTTACATGGTTTGAAAGATAAATTTGAAAATGCTTATGCTGAGGTACAAGCATCAAATATGTCTAAAGCTTGTAAAACTGAAGAAGAAGCAGTTAAAACAGTAGAAGTTAGAAGTGCTGAACAAGGTGAAGAATGTCATTACGAGAAAGTAGGAGATTATTATATTGTTTATAGATCAAGAGATCGTAAAGTAATGAAAAATGTAAATTACTTTAAACCTAATTTAAAAAAGTTTTTTTGATTTTAATTTTTTTTGATATGTATAATCAAATAAATATTTAAACTATGAAACTATCACAATTAAGACAATTAATTAGAGAAGAAATCAGTGAAGCTACTTCTAACCCATTAAAAGAACTAGTTAGTCTTTTAGAGAAAGCTAAATCATTAGCTGAATCTAATATAAGAAAAGCTGATAATTTTGATTTAGAAGATTTATCATATGAACTTGAAAAATACATTGATAAATTAAATAAGTTAGGAAAATTTGAGACATATAATGAAGATTAAATAAAATAGACTTTTATAAAAGGGCTTGGCTTTTGCCAAGCCTTTTCTTATCTTTATATAAAATATAAGTTATGTACCAAAGTTGTTTTTACGATAGATCTGAATACAAGTATTATTTAAGAGATGATAAACAAGGTTTTAAATCATTCACTTATACTCCAACTTATTTTGTAGATGATGAAGATGGTGAATACCAAACATTATTTGGTAAACCAGTATCACCTGTTAAAAAGATTGATTATAAGGATAATAGATTTTATGAAAAAGATGTTGACCGAGTAACTAGATTATTAGTTGACTCATATTATAAAACAGATGATACTCCAACATATCATAATATAGTATTTTTAGATATTGAGTGTGAGGTAGTAGGAACATTAACCCCAGCTGCTATTAAAAACCCATTAGGTAAAATAACATCTATTGCTTTATATGATAATAATTCTAAAAAATATTATTGTTTAATTTTAGATGAAAAACAAACATTAACAGCTGCATCTCATGATTTAAAAGAAATTATACCTTACTCCAGTGAGAAAAAATTATTAAGTGGATTTTTAGATTTATGGATTCAACTTGACCCTACTATTATTACTGGTTGGAATAGTGCTTATTTCGATATGCCTTACTTATATAATCGTATTAGTACCGTTTGTGGAGTTGAATTAGCGAATCAAATGTCACCTATTGGCAAGGTGGTATATTCAGATTTTAACACGGATAATCCCATTAGTATAGGTGGTATCAATCATTTAGATTATATGCTATTATTTAAAAAGTATATAATGAAACAAGAACCATCTTACCGATTAGGAGACATAGGTAAAAAATATGTTAAATTAGATAAGATTGATTACCAAGGATCATTAGATAAGTTATTTGCTGAGGATGTAGATAAATTTATTGAGTATAATATTCGTGACGTTGAAATTATTGTAGCACTTGAGGCATCATTAAAATTTATAGATCTAACAGTTACTATTTGTCATTTATGTCATGTTAGTTATGAAAATATATATTATGCTACAGCATTAAATGAGGGTGCTATTTTAACTTATCTTAAACGTAAAGGTATAGTATCACCTAATAAACCAACTACATACAATCCAGCTATTAAAAACATTACTACTGAAAATGCTAAAGCATTATATGATAGAAATGAAATAACTAAAGAGGAATTTGATGAAATGATGCTATTAGCAGAATATGCTGGTGGTTATTTAAAAGATCCAGTTCCTGGTTTATATGAGTGGGTTATTGACTTAGACTTTACTTCATTGTATCCTTCAATTATTCGTTCACTTAATATGGGGATTGAGACTTTAGTTGGAAGAATTGTGAATGGTGGCAAATATGACAATCAATGGTCATTATCTGAAATAAGACATAAAGATCCAGAAGAAGTCATAGAAATTGAAAAAATCAACAATAAACGTCAAACTGTCCGATCTCAAATAAAAATTGGCAAATTATTGGAAATTATTGAGGAAAATGATTTAATTGTGTCTGCTCCAGGAGTATTGTTTAGAAAAGACAAAACTAGTGTAGTTTGTGAAATCTTGTCAGATTGGTTTAGTAAACGACAAGAATATAAGAAACTCATGAAAAAAGCATATAAAGAAGATAAAGACCCAGTTATGGGTGAGTTTTATAATAAACGTCAACATGCTTATAAAATTAAATTAAATGACGTTTATGGTGTATTCGCTAGAAATGCTTGGAGATATACAGATGGACATAAATTTATTAGTAAAGCTATTACATTAACTGGTCAAAGACTTATTCAAGAAAGTATTGCTTATGTAAATGAATGGATGAATCAAGAATTAGAAACAGAAGATAAAGATTATATTATTACTAGTGATACTGACTCATTATTTATCCAAGTTAAAGATTTACTACTTCATAGAAATCCAGACCTAATTAATGGAACAAGAGAGGATTATGTGAAAGAAACACTTAAAGTTGCAAGTGAAATTCAAAAACTAACTAATAGTTACTTAGATAAATTAGTAGTAGATTTATTTAATATTGCTGACATGCCTCATTATTTTGAGTTAAAACAAGAAGTAGTACTTGAACGAGGTTATTTTGCTGGTAAAAGAAGATATGCTCAATTTATTGTAAATAAAGAAGGTGTACCAACTGAAGAACTAGATATGAAAGGATTAGATTTGATGAAATCAAATTTCCCACCATTGTTTAAAAACTTTGGAGAGAATCTAATTCAACAAATTATGTTTGGTAAAACTAAAAGTGAGATTGATAAGGAAGTATTAGATTTTAGAGATTTAATTAGAACTATTGATTGGAAGAAAATTCTTAAACCTACTGGATTAAAGAAATTAAGAGAGTATATTGATTCACCTCCTAGGTCTGGTGAGATATTTTCTAAATTAAAAACAAAATGTCCAATTAATACTAAAGCTGCTATTTATGCTAACGATTTAATTAAATTTAAAAAATTAGATAAAAAATATTCATTATTTCAACCTGGTGATAAAATTTATATTTGTTACCTAAAAAATAATCCATATAAAATTGATGTTGTAGCTTTAAATGGATATAATGATCCACCTGAGTTATTAGAATTTGCTGAAAAATATCTAGACAAAGATGGATTGTTTGAGGGTGTTATGAAAAATAAAATTGAAGGACTATACTCAGATTTAAGTTGGGGTAAACCTATATTTAATGAGAAAATCAATCGTTTCTTCTCGTTTGGCTAATTAAAAATTATTTATTATATTCATGTTATGATTAACAAGTTAGTTTTACAAAGTGTGATTTCAAAATATCACCTGAATGGTCTAGTAGACTCAGTTAAGTGGGTTACTGATGACGATGGATTTAATGTTAAGTTTATGTCCCCTAATAATGATATGTTAGGTAAAGTATCTTATACTAAACCATTTCTACAGAATAGTGAAGTTGCTATTTATAATACAAGTCAATTAAATAAATTGTTAGGTATCACATCTGGTGATTTAAGTATTGATTTGAATAAAAGTGGTAAAATTTATACTAAATTATTAATTAGTGATTCTAATTGTGATTTATCTTATGCTTTAGCAGATACATTACTTATTCCTAGAGTAGCAGAAGTTAATGAACCTGATACTTATGAAATGCAAGTAACATTAACAGCTGAAAATATTGAATATATTATTAAGTATAAAAATGCTGTTGGATCAGATTTAGTGATAATTCAACCAGTTACTGATCCTCAAAAAGGAACAGTATTATCTTTAACATTTGGTGAAGGAGCAGACCATGCTAATAAAATTCAGTATGATATACCTTGTACAGCTACTGATACACTTATTGACCCATTACCGTTTGCTTCAGAAGTAATTAAAGAAATTTTAGTTGCTAATAAAGATATGGATGAAGCTTATATGTATATAAATTCTGAAGGTATTATGAAACTTAGTTTCAGTAGTAATGATATTAAAACAACTTATTTCTTAATTGGAAAAACTGATATTTAAGCTTGGCAACTTAAATTCTTTTCATTATATTTATCATTGTAATAAAAATTTGACTCCAGGGCAAATTCAATTTACAAAAACTAAAAATTATCTAAGGAGATTTAAATTATGACTTATTTAAAAGAACTACAATCTAATCCTTTTGACATTCTGTTCAAGGATTTTTTTAACTCGACGGCAAATTTCAATACAATATTTGACGCAAAAACACCTCACCCAGTAGACATCTTTGAAGATCCACAAGGACTTCATTTTGAAATTGCTTGTACTGGTCTATCTAAGGAAGACGTAAAGCTAGATGTTGAAGGAGATGTTTTAAAAATTAATTACACTAGACTTAAAGGCGATGAGCCAGACTCAGAAGATCGTAACTATGTTTTAAAAACAATTGCTAAACGATCATTTAATTTAGGTTATAAAATTTCATCTAAATTTAACATCAATCAAGCAGAAGCGGAATTAATTAATGGATTGTTACATATCCACATTCCATTCTCTGAAATTTCAAAGCCTCGTTCTTTGAAAATTAAATAAAAAAGGCAGCCCTGGAGCCAAATTAAGAAAAACCATCTATTACCTTTTGTTTGGTTTTTCCAAATCTTGATGTTATCTTTAGAATATGAAAAGTTACACGAAACTATCAACATTATTTAAGCGTTCAGTGAACGGTAAAATTTCAACTTGGTTTATTGAAGTTGAAGACAATAAGTTTAGAACTGTATCAGGTTATGATGACGGTAAGAAAATTACTTCTGAATGGACTGAATGTTTTGCAAAGAACATTGGTAAGAAAAATGGTACAACACCTGAACAACAAGCATTATTTGAAGCTGAAGCTCTTCACAGAAAGAAAATTGAGTTAGGATTTTTTGAAGATATCAATAAAATTGATACACCTGTTTTCTTTAAACCAATGTTAGCAAATAAATGGGAAGATAGAAAAGATAAAATTACTTATCCAATCTATTCTCAGCCTAAGTTAGATGGTATTCGTTGTATTGTAAAATCAGATGGGATGTGGAGTAGGAATGGTAAAAAAATTATTTCTGCTCCTCATATCTATGAATCATTAAAACCACTATTAGAAGCAAATCCGGAGTTGATTTTTGATGGTGAGTTATATGCTGATAAATTTGCTCATGACTTTAATGCTATTTGTTCATTAGTTAAGAAAACAAAACCAACAGAACAAGATTTACTAGAATCACAAGAAAAGATTGAATATCACATTTATGATGTTCCAAGTATGAATTATGGGTTCTGTGATCGTTATGTTAGTTTAGTAGAATTAGCTAAAACACCTTTATTTCCAGAATGTTGTAAGTTGGTTCCAACTCATGTATGTAGTGATGAAAAGATTTTAGTATCTTGGTATGAAGACTATATGGAAGCGGGTTATGAAGGTCAAATGTTGCGTACTGATGATTTGTATGAAAATAAAAGATCAAATAGTTTATTAAAGAATAAATCATTTGATGATGCTGAGTTTACTATTTTAGAGGTACATGAAGGCAAAGGTAAATTAAGTGGTAAAGTAGGTTACATGGTATTCAAAACAAACGAGGGTCATGAATTCACTTCAACAGTTAATGGTACACAAGAATATCTTGAAGGATTACTAAAACAGAAAGATGAATTAATTAATAAACAAGCAACAATCAAGTATTTTAATTTGACTCCTGGAACTAATATTCCAAGATTTCCTAAAGTAGTTGCTATTAGAGATTATGAATAAGGTTTGGTTATCTAAAAAAAGTTACGTATATTATAATAAATAAATAAATTATGAGTCAAGAAAAAGAGTTTAGTTCATCAACAACAATTAGGGATGAAAAAATTTCACCTTATTACATTAGCAAAGATGCTTACTGTTATACTATTTTTGAAGAAAGAATTCCTGACCCTAAGTTTGCTACTGAAAAAAGTAAAACTTATGTTCAATCTATAGGACACTATACAGACTTCGCGGCATGTTTAAACAAAATTGCTAAGTTAAAAGTTGATAGTGCTAGAGATTATACCTCAATCAAAGATTATATCTCTGAATGGGAACGAGTAAAAAATGAAATTAATGAAATTATAAATTTTGGATTATGAAATTAGAAGCTGTATTTAATTCAGTTGTTATCAAACCCTCAGAACAAGAGGAAACCCGTTATGGTTCAATTGTTGTACCTGACTTGGGGAAAGAAAAAAGTTTAAATGGAACTATTGTATCTGTAGGTCCTGGCCAACATTCATTTTCAGGTGAGTTTATTCCCACAGTTTTGAAAGTAGGTCAAAAAGTAATTATTCCACCTATGGGTCCTACTAAAGTAGAACATGATGGTGATGAATATTGGATTTGTCAAGAAAATATGGTTTTAGCAGTTATTAAAGAGGAAGAAACAAAATGAGTAAACAAATTGAATTTGGAGCAGAAGCTCGAGTTAAACTAGTTGAAGGTATCAACAAATTATCAAATGCTGTAACAGCAACATTAGGCCCAAATGGTCGTAACGTAGTTATTTCTAAGCCAGGTGATTTTCCACAATCCACTAAGGATGGTGTAACAGTTGCTAAAGCGATTGTATTGGAAGATCCAATTGAAGAATTAGGTGTTCAATTAGTTAAACAAGCAGCTGTTAAAACTGCTGATAATGCTGGTGATGGTACTACTACTTCTACATTGTTGGCTTCTGAAATGGTTAAAGCTGGTTTGAAACATCTTAACAATGGAGCTAATGCTGTTGAAATTAAACGCGGTATTGACAAAGCAGTTAAAAGTATTGTTGATGTTTTGAGAAACGAAATTGGTGAAGATATTTCATCTGAAGAACAACTTGAACAAATCGCTACTATCTCAGCTAATAATGATCCTGAAGTAGGTAAGTTGATTGCTACAGCAATGGAAAAAGTAGGTCGTGAAGGTGTTGTTCATATTGAAGAATCAAAATCAGGTGAAACATATCTTGAAACAGTAGAAGGTATGCAATTTGACCGAGGTTACAAATCACACTATTTTGTTACAGACAATAATACAATGACTTGTACTTTGGACAATCCAATGATTCTTATGGCTGATAGTCGATTTACATCAGTTAAAGAATTGTTGCCTATTCTAGAAGGTGTTTCAAATCAAAATCGCTCATTACTTATTGTAGCTGAAGATATTGATAATGAAGCATTAGCTACACTTATTGTTAATAAAATGAGAGGTACAATTAAAGTATGTGCTGTTAAAGCTCCTGATTTTGGTGACCGTCGTAAACTCATTTTGGAAGACATGGCTATTCTGACTGGTGGTCAAGTATTCAGTTCTGAAAAAGGAATGAAACTAGATAAGTTCCAGTGGGAATGGTTTGGTGAAGCTCGTTTAGTTACTGTTACTAAAGATCAAACAACTATTGTTGATGGTAAAGGTAACACAGAGGCTATTGAATCACGTATTGATGAACTTCAATCTCAAATTGAAAAATCACAATCAGCATTTGAACAAGAAAAACTACAAGAACGTTTAGCTAAATTTGTTGGTGGTGTAGCAATTATTCACGTTGGAGGAAATACTGAATCAGAAATGCGTGAAAAGAAAGATAGAGTAGATGATGCTCTACATGCAACTAAAGCCGCCATTGAAGAAGGTGTTGTACCTGGTGGTGGAGCTGCTTTATTACATGCTCGTGATGTTTTTGATAGTGATGGTGAAATTGGAGCTCAAATTGTTTATGAGGCTTGTTCAGCACCATTTAAGAAAATTTTAACTAATGCAGGTTATGAACCAGAATATATGTATCAGCTCATGAATAAATTGACTGAGGCTGAATATTGGATGGGTTATGATTTGAAAGCTGATGAAGTTGTTAATATGAAAACATCAGGTATTATTGATCCACTTAAAGTTACTCGTACCGCTTTAGAAAATGCAGCTTCAGTAGCCGGAACTATTTTATTGACAGAAACTGTAATTGTTGATAAACCTGAAGAAGATAAAGCATCTGACCCAGGGTTTGGCTCTATGGGAGGAATGTATTAATTTTAGACCATAATGGAAGCTGAAAAAAATATTCTAGTAGCTGAAAGGGTTCCACCTGGTGATCAGTGGAAGTTAATTGGGGGTGAAGAAATTCACCCCTCATTAACAGAAGCACTAAATGATTACTATATTAAAAGTGTTACCAAACCTATAGCATATAGATTAGAACCAATGAATGGTAAATTATTTGCTATTGTAAATGAGAATGTAGAACCACCTGCACCTAAAAAATATTCAATATACGGAGACTACCAATTTTAAGTTATGATAAAAAAAGAACATACACTTTGGGTTGAGAAATACAGACCTGATACTTTAGAAAATTATGTTGGTAATGAAGATGTTAAATCTATTATTGCTGATTATTTGAGCCAAAATGATATTCATCATTTTTTATTCTATGGACCTGCAGGTACTGGTAAAACCACATTAGCTAAGATTATTGTTAATAACTTAGATTGTAATTATCTCTACATTAATGCCTCAGATGAAAGAGGTGTTGATACTATTAGAGATAAAGTACAAGGTTTTGCTTCAGCCGCATCATTCAAACCACTTAAAGTTGTTATTTTAGATGAAGCTGATTTCTTAACAATTAATGCTCAAGCTAGTCTTCGTAATATTATTGAAACTTATTCTCGATCAACTAGATTTATTTTAACTTGTAACTATGTTGAACGGATTATTGATCCTATTCAATCACGTTGTAAGGTATTAAAATTAATTCCACCAAGTAAAAAAGATGTAGCTAAACATGTAGTTAATATCTTAAATGATGAAAATATCAAATATGATCTAGAGGATATTAAAGTGACAGTTAGTAAATATTATCCTGATTTGAGGGAAATATTAAACACTTGTCAAATTTTTAGTAAAAAAGGTACTTTAGTTCTTAATAAAGAAGTATTAACATCTAACAATTATCAAGATAAAGTAATTGCTGAGTTATCAAAACCAACATCTAAAACATTTAATACCATTAGACAAATTATTGCTGATTCTGGAGTAAATGATTTTGAGGAAATGTATCGTTACTTATATGATGAAGTAGAAAAATATGCTTTTAATAATGAAGGACATGTAACAATGATTTTAGCTGAGATGCAATACCAGGCTAATTTCAGAATTGATAAAGAAATTAATTTAATGTCTACTATATCTCAAATATTGAAAGTTATAAAATAATGCATTTTATTCAGTATACAATTAGATGGATAGCAGGAAATTTATCAATACCGTTTTGGATGGTAGGTCATGTTCATCTTAGTTTAAATGTATATGATGATATATATGAAATTATAACTTCAGTAGGTATGAATATATTAGTAGCTATTGGATTTTATTTAGAATGGAAAGAATATAAACAACAAAAAAATGAACAAAACAGGACAAATGCCTCAGATGAATGTAGACATTAAGGCAACAAAACCACTAACATCACCAGAAGGAAATCATGTGTTCCAAGAGGGTGTTATTCTACGTACAGTGTCAAAATTCATCTCAGGAACAGAACAAGACGGTTTAATTCCAGTACCTTGTTTTTATGATGTTCGTACAGGTAAAGTTTTAGTAGAAATGTTACCTAAAGAACTTCGAGACGAATATGCGGAGTATAATGAAGCTAGTAAATAATGGCAAGAACAATCTTTGATTGGTTAAAAGAGATTACTCAATATAAATCTCCATGGGGCTCATTTAGTGATGAGGACAAAGAATCATTTAATTCTTATATGATTCATCGTTACATTTCAATGTATGAGCCTTATGTTGATTTAGTTAATCAAGTTCAGAAATTACCATACACTGATAAAGAAAAAATTTACAATGTTTATAAGGAATTTGTTCCTAAACAAAATGTTTATTTAAGATATATTAAAGGAGTTAAACAACCTAAATCAAACATGGCAGAGTATTTACAGAAATACTATCAATGCTCTCTTAAAGAGGCTAAAGAGTATGTTGAAATTTTGGAAGTTCAAGAACTTGATGTTATCTTTAGAAAGATGGGAATTGAAGAGAAAGAGATTAAAAAACTATTAAAAGAAAAATCATGACAGATAAAGAGATTATTGACAAGTTAAAAACTGAGTATCCACAAATTGCTAATGCTTATCAAGAAATTGTTAAAGAACAATTTTTATTGTTTGCTAAAAAGCATTTAGATTATGGTATGACTAATATTGCTGCTGGAACATTACTTCAAACACCTGAGGAAGTTAATTTTGCTATGACTGGTCTTTGGTATCGTATTAATGATAAAATCAATAGGTGGAAAAATTTGCTTATGGGAAATAAAGCAAATAATGAACCATTGAAAGATACTTACCAAGATATTGTTAACTATGGTATTATTGCTCAGATTGTTGAACGTAGTGATTGGAAGAAATAATGGCTAAAAAGATTCCAACTATATTAAAAGAGATTCAAAATCATACTTTACGTGAAGTAAATTATGCTTATCAAAAGACTATCTCTTTTAGTCAACTACAAATATATGCTTCTTGTCCCCATAAATGGGACTTGATGTATAGACAAAACTTAATATCACAACCACCATCAATTCATACTACATTTGGTACTTCAATACATGAGGTAATGCAAGACTATATTAAAGTGATGTATGAAGAAAGTGGTGTGAGTGCTGATAAAATTAATTTAGAAGAAGCATTCCAAGATAAGTTTACATCTATCTATAAAGAAGCATACACACGAAATAATAAAACCCATTTCTCATCTCCAGAAGAAATGAGAGAATTTTTTGATGAGGGAGTTGAAATTCTAAATTTCCTAAAAAAGAATAGAGGTAGTTATTTTAGTAAACGTGGTTGGCATTTAGTTGGAATTGAGGTGCCGTTGTCTATAATCCCTAATATAGCGTTTAAAAACGTTATATACCGGGGTTATTTGGACCTTGTATTATACCATGAAGACACAAACAGATTTAAAATAATCGATATTAAAACGAGTACTTGGGGTTGGGGTGCTAAGGAAAAGAAAGATGAAATGAAAACATTTCAGTTAGTTTTCTATAAAAATTTCTATTCTAAACAATTTAATGTTCCTGAAGAGAATATTGATGTAGAATTTTTAATTGTAAAAAGGAAAATGTATGAAAGTGATTTTGCTTTAAAACGTTTTCAAACTTACACTCCAGCCTCAGGTAAAATAAAAACTAAAAAAGCTTTAACATTATTAAATTCATTTATTGAAGATTGCTTTGATAAAGAAGGTCAATATCAAGTAAAGGAATATACAAAAAATCCAAGTAAATCAAGTTGTGGTTATTGTCCTTTTAAAGATAATCATACTCTCTGCAACAGAAGTTGATTCTATATATATTTATATACGAACAACATTAAACAGATTATGAACAAAAAGGATATGACATTAACCTCTGTTAAAATACAGAGTGATTTATTTGAACAATTTAAAGTTTCTTGTGTAAGGCATAAATTCTCCTTACAAAAGCTTGCCGATCGAACAATTCATTTATATCTTACCGATGAAGAATTTAGACGCAAAGTACACAATCACAACAATTTAAGTTTATGAAAGAAAAATTTGGTTATTTACCACCAAATGATAGAAAGAAAATTCTACTCATTTGTGATGACATTAGGTTACATTCAGGTATCGCCACAGTAGGTAAAGAAGTAGTGTTAAATACTGCTCAACATTTTAATTGGGTTAATATTGGAGGAGCATTAAACCACCCAGACCAAGGTAAAAAATTTGATTTAAGTGCAGATACTAATAATCAAACAGGATTAACAGATTCATCAATTGTTTTATACCCAGCTAATGGATATGGTGATCCAATGTTGGTTAGACAATTAATAGAAGTAGAAAAACCTGATGCTTTATTTTTAATTACTGACCCAAGATATTTCATCCATATTTTCCAGATGGAAAATGAAATTAGAAGACATATTCCTATTGTTTATTTGAATATTTGGGATGACTACCCAGCTCCACTTTATAATAAACCATATTATGAAGCATGTGATGCCTTGTTAGCTATCTCAAAACAAACCAAAAATATCAATGAATTAGTATTAGGTGATGTAGCTAAAGATAGAATTATTGAATTTGTACCTCATGGTTTGAATCATAACATTTTTAAACCTATTACTCCTGAATCTGAGAATTATAATGATTTTACAGAATTTAAGAAAAATCTATTTAGTGGTAAAGAAATTGATTTTACCTTATTCTTTAATTCCCGTAATATTCGTAGGAAACAGATTCCTGATACAATGTTAGCATATAAATATTTTATTGATCAATTACCTGAAGATAAAGCTAAAAAATGTGCTTTTGTATTACACACTCAAGTAGTTGATGATAACGGTACTGACTTAGAAGCAGTTAGAGAATTGTTATTTGGTAATGATGAAAAATATAATATTTATTTTTCTCAACATCCTCTCAACGCTTATCAAATGAATATGTTATATAATGCTTCCGATGCTCAGATCTTATTAACATCTAATGAAGGTTGGGGATTATCATTAACTGAAGCTATTTTATCTGGTATTCCAATTATTGCTAATGTAACTGGAGGTATGCAAGACCAAATGCGATTTGAAGATGAAAATGGAAAGTGGATTGATTTCACACCTGATTTTCCCTCTAACCATAATGGTACTATTAAAAAACATGGTGAGTGGGCGTTCCCAGTATACCCAAATAATAGATCACTTGTAGGTTCACCCCCAACTCCTTATATCTGGGATGACAGATGTCGCCCTGAAGATGCAGCTGAACAAATTATGAATGTTTATAATTTGAGTAAAGAAGAAAGAACAGCTAGAGGATTGAAAGGTCGTGAGTGGGCTTTAAGTGATGAAGCTGGACTAACTGCTGAAAAAATGGGGGAACGTGTTATTAATACTTTAGACAAATTGTTTGATACTTGGACACCTAGAGAGAATTATGAATTAATTAATGTTAATGAATATAAAGAAAGAGTTTTAAACCATAAATTGTTATACTAATGAGTAAACCACTATTTATAATCTCCTCACCATTTGATACTTATTCTGGTTATGGTGCTAGGAGTAGAGATTTGATTAAAGCCATTATTGATACAGACAAATATGATGTTAAGTTATTACCTCAACGTTGGGGTAACACACCATTTGGGTTTGTTAAAGATAATAAAAATGAATGGGGATTTTTAGAGAAGTTAATTTTACCTCAAGGACAAATTCCTCGTCAACCAGAAATTTGGATGCAAATTACAGTACCTGAGGAATTTCAACCTGTAGGTAAATTTAATATTGGTGTGACAGCTGGGGTTGAGACTAATGTATGTCCTCCTCAATTGATTGAAGGATGTAATAGAATGAATTTAGTATTAGCCTCATCAAATCATGCTAAAGATATTATCTTAAATTCTAAATTTGATGGTATTCACCAACAAACTCAACAAAAAGTTAAAGTTGAAATGACTAAACCTGTTGAGGTGTTATTTGAGGGAGTTAATACAAATATCTATCAACCATCTGAAACTAGAAAATTATCTAAATTAGATAATATTAAAGAAGAATTTTGTTATTTAGCTGTTGGTCATTGGATGCAAGGTGAATTAGGTGAAGATAGAAAAAATATAGGTTTAGTTGTAAAATCATTTTATGAAACATTTAAAAATAAAATGAAAAAACCAGCGTTAATTCTTAAAACTAGTCAAGTTGGTTCATCTTATATAGATAGAGAAGATGTTTTAAAGAAAATAGCATCTATCAAAAAAACAGTTAAATCTAAAAATTTACCTAACATTTATCTTTTGAATGGAGAATTAACAGATGAAGAAATGAGTCAATTGTATAACCACCCAAAAGTAAAAGCAATGGTTAGCTTAACTAAAGGTGAAGGTTTTGGAAGACCATTATTAGAATTTTCATTAGTTAAAAAACCAATTATTGTTAGTGGATGGAGTGGACATATGGATTTTATAGATAAAGACTTAGCTGTTTTATTAGGTGGACAATTAACTCCAGTACATCCAAGTGCTGCTAATCAATACTTAATTAAAGAAAGCCAGTGGTTCTCACCTGACCCAGTTCATATTGGTCATTATTTAAAAGACGTATATGAAAACTATAAGAACTATACTATAAATGCTAAAAAATTAGGTACTAAAAATAAAAATGAGTTTAGTAGAGAAAAAATGGGTGAGAAAATAAATTCAATTTTGGATTGTTATTTACCTGAGTTTCCTAAACAAGTTCAATTAAAATTACCTCAATTGAAAAAAATTGAATTACCTAAACTTAAAAAAGTAGAAGAAAATGCAAAATGATAATTTAACAATTTGTGATCGTTGTGGATCAGATGCTTGTTATAAACAACCTATGACAGAAGACATTAATTTGTTCTTCTGTTATGGTTGTGGATTTCAAAGTAACTCAGCAATGATTGAAGGAGATGATTTTTACAATGAGCAACTAGAAATCTTACCAGAATTATATAAAGATTTAATTTCAGTAGATAATAGTGGTAAAGTTTGGATCCCGTCTGCTATTAATTTACCTACTCAAGGTATGATTTTTATTAACGGAAATTCACTAGAAGATTGGAAATGGTCAGCTGTTAAAGCTGTTCATGTAACTGAAGAGGAAAAAGAAAAATATCCAATTCCTGGTAAAAAAGGAGAATTCTATGAATGGAGAATGGATATGAGTACAATGATGTCTTTTGATGAAAAAGATTTTATGGAAGCATTAAGTTATATTGGAGTATTACCTGAAGATAATTAATATGGTAATTGCGTATGCTATAACAATATGTAATGAGACAAAGGAAGCGGATAGATTAATTCGCTTTCTTAAATCTCATATTAGATGGAATGATCATATTTATGTTCTTTTAGATAAACCTAAAGCATCTAATGAATTAATAGATTTACTTTATAGATTCTCTTCATCAGATTGGATTACATTAAGAGAAAGTGTCTTCCAAAATAATTTTTCAGATTGGAAAAATGAACTAATTGAATTATGTAATACTAACTCAGTTAAACCTGATTATATTTTCAACATTGATGCTGATGAATTACCAACTGAAGAATTAATTCAGATGTTGCCTAACATTTTAGAAGGTAATCCATCAATAGATTTATATTGGATACCAAGATGGAATACAGTTGAAGGTCTAACTCCAGAGCATATTCAAATGTGGAGATGGAATGTTGATGATTTAAATAGAGTTAATTGGCCTGACTATCAAACTAGAATTTTTAGAAACAACTCTAATATAAAATGGCAAAACAAAGTTCATGAACAGCTTGGAGGTTTTAAAGATTATACATATCTTCCATTAGACATGAATCTTCATTTGTTTCATGATAAAACAATAGAACGTCAAGAAAAACAAAATAATTATTATAATACATTATGAGATATTTACATATAGGATGTGGAAATGTTATATTACCTAAACCTTTTGAAAATTTAGATACAAGACAATTACAAGGAGTTGATCATGTATCTCAAGCATTTCCATTACCTTTTGAAGATGATACTTTTGATTTAGTATATTCATCACATGTTTTGGAACATTTTACTAGAGAACAAACCCAACCTGTAATTAATGAGTGGGTTAGAGTTTTAAAACCTGGAGGAATTTTAAGATTATCAGTACCTTCTATAGAAAATTTAATAAAAATATATCAGATATCTGGAGATCTTAATTATATTATAGGACCTTTGATGGGAGGACAGACATACCCTGAAAATTTTCATTATAATATATTTGATACTAAATCTCTTACAGATTACTTTGAAATAGCTGGGTGTGAAGCTGTACATCCTTGGGATTATAGAAGAACTTCCCATAGTAAATTTTTTGACTTCTCACAAGCAACAACATGGGAAATACCTATTAGTTTAAATCTTGAAGGTAGAAAAAAATCATGAAAATATATTCTAAATTTTACAATACTAAAGATTTTTTTGATATTGAATTAAATGATTTAGATTGCTCATTATTTGTAGATGACATTCCATTTAATCAAGATCAATTATCCAATATTAATGTTATGGTTTTATTAGAACCTAATGAATATTTTGGAATGCATGATTGGGTTATTGAAAATCAACATTTATTTTCATTAATATTAACATGGAGTGATAAAGTATTGAATAATTGCCCACAATCAATTTATTTACCATTTGGTACAACATGGTTAAAAGAAAATCAATACAATATTGAATATAATAAAGAATTTAGAATATCTCATTTAAGAGGAGATTTATTAAAAACTAGTGGTCATCTAATAAGACATGAATATCATAGCAGAAGCAAAAACGAAATAAAAATTCCATCACTTTCAGTTGAACGAGCCGGGGATAGGCAAAGTGAGGAAAGTTGTGCTTTAGCTAAAATCGATTTATTTGGAAATGCTCAATATGGTGTTGTTATTGAAAATGTTAATAGAAGAGGTTATTTTAGTGAAAAAATAATGGAAATGTTTTTATTAAAAACTATTCCAATATATTGGGGGTGTTCAAATATTGGAGATTTTTTTAATATAAATGGTATTATTACATTTAATAATGTGGATGATATTATACAAATAGCCAACAATTTAGATAAAAATTATTATAATTCTAAATTAAAGTATATTGAGGAAAATTATAATTTAGCTATGAATTATGTTCATGTGCAAACAAATATTATAAATAAAATTAAGGAAGTATTTAAATTGAATAAAATAATAAAATAATGGAACATTTTTATAAAAATTTAGGAGAAAATTGGTTCACATATCCTAATTTATATTCATATATGGTAGAAAAATTTCCTACTAATTCTCATTTTGTTGAAGTAGGAGTTTGGAAAGGTATGAGTGCAGCATATATGGCTGTTGAAATTATTAATTCTGGAAAACAAATTAAATTTGATTGCATTGATAATTGGGAATTTGTTGATGAACTTCAGATTGATATCCCTCAAGAGTTATTTGGTGAGGATATATATAAAACATTCTTAGAAAATATCCAACCCGTAAAAGATTATATCAATCCAATAAAATCTTTATCTTGGGATGGAGCTAAATATTATGAGGATGAATCATTAGATTTTGTTTTTATAGATGCAGCTCATGATTATGAAAGTGTAAAAAAAGATATTAATGCTTGGTTTCCTAAAATTAAAAAAGGAGGAGTAATATCTGGACATGATTATGAATGGTGTAATGATGTTCAAAAGGCAGTTAATGAATTTTTTAAAGAAAAAACAATTTATCAAACTGAGGGTTGTTGGGTATTTTTTAATGATTAATTATGTTACATATTTTAATCCATGTTTTACCTCATGAAATAGACCAATTAGAACAAATTTTAATTAGATTAAAATATAATTCTAATAATATAGAAAATAAAAAAATATTAGTAGATGTTGTTTTAAATTGTAATTTAGTTGATTGGAATAACTCAATTTTACCTAAATTATTCTTTATAAATAAATTTAATCAATTAGAACAATTAACTCAGACTTGGGCTAATACTAAATTTGAAATTAATGAGGATGGAAGTATTCAGGGTTGTGTGTCACATAGAAGAAAAGCTTTAAATGAAACCCAATCTGATGCTTTTCTAATCTTAGATACAGATATATTTTTTAGTAACACATTACTTTATTTTATATATAACGCTGTTGAGTTATTAAAAACAAATAGTCCTTATTTTATATTAACTCCTCAAATTACCCCAATGTGGGATAATAGTTGGGATCCAATTGTTAATAATAAATTTATAAATGATAATATTCATTTCCAAAGTAGAGATCCATATATATACGCTCAAAATTTAGGTGAGGTTAATATAAAACCAATTAATGAATTTAAATTTGGTGGTGGGTGGGCCACAGTTATTAGCGCACCATTATTTAAAAAAATAGGAGTTCCTGAATCATTAGGGCATTATGGATTAGAAGATACATTTATAATGTATTGTTCATATATAATGAGACAAAAAGGTATAAATGTAACTCAATACGTCTTAGAAAATGAAATTATAGTGGAGGATCATTTATATAGATTTAATCCATATCAAAATTATTTAGATGTAATAAATAAACAAGAAGAGTTTAAAAAAATAGCTAATAAAAATTTTCAAAATGAATTAGATAAGTTTGGAAAATCATTAATAATTTAATATATTTAAGTATGAGTAAAAAATATAAAAAAATATTCGTAGCTGGAGGAGATGGTATGTTAGGTACTACCATGCAAAATATAGTAAACACTAATAATTTTATATTCACTGATAAAGAAATTTCAAATAATATTGAATATTGTGACATCAGAGATTTAGAATACACTACTAAATTAATTAAACAATATCAACCTGATATAATTTTAAATTTGGCTGCTTTAGTTGACCTTGAATATTGTGAAAAAGAAAAAGATGATTGTTATTTAACAAATACTATATCAGCTATTCATCTATTTAATTTAGCTAAAGATTTAAATATTCCTTATGTTTTTATTAGTACTGCGGGTATATTTGGAAATGATAAAGAATATTATACTGAAGAAGATAAACCTAATCCTTTAAGTACATATGGAAAAAGTAAATATTATGTTGAACAATCTCTTTTAAATCAAAATTATCCTAAATATTGGATATTTCGAGCAGGTTGGATGATGGGTGGTGGTCCTAATAAAGACAAAAAGTTTGTGAATAAAATAATGAAACAAATCCAAAACGGAGTGAATGAATTATTTGTTGTTGATGATAAATTAGGTGTGCCTACTTATACTAAGGATTTTGCTAAATCTATTTTAAGACATATTGAAGAGGAATTACCTTATGGGTTATATAATATGGTAAGCCAAGGTGAAGCTAGTAGATATGAAACCGCTGTAGCTATAAATAATTATTTAGATTTAAATTTAACTGTACATAAGGTAGATAGTGATTATTTTTCCAAAGAATACTTCGCTCCTCGCCCATACTCAGAAAAATTAATAAATAACTCTTTAAATAATCTTGGTAGAAATTATATGAGAAATTGGAAAACATGTTTACATGAATACTTAAATGAATATTTTAAATGAGAAACGTATACGACATAACAAATGAATTTGAAAAAAGATTAGCTGAATATACTGGAGCCCCGTATGTTGTGACTTTAGATAATCAAAGTAATGCTTTATTCTTAGCTTTATATTATGAATTTAATATAAATAAAAGTATTACCTCAAAATATATTACAATTCCTAGTCGTACATACCCATCAGTTCCTTGTGAAATTATTCACGCTGGTTTGAAAGTAAAATTCAAACCTGTTATAGGTAAAACATTAAAAGGATCATATCAACTAGAAGGTTCTAATGTATGGGATTCAGCTCTTTCATTTACATCAAACATGTATAAAGAAGGACAACATATGTGTATTAGTTTCACAGGTCCGTATAAACATTTTAAATTAAGTAAAGGAGGAGCTATTTTAACTGATAATCATGATGCATATCTTTGGTTTAAACGAGCTAGATATTCAGGAAGAAGAGAATGTTCTTACCATGATGATAATTTAGATATGTTAGGATGGAACTTTTATATGATGCCAGAACTAGCCGCTAGAGGATTATTATTAATGAATCAATTTTATAATGGAGACGGTAATCCTAAACATAATGAAGATCTAGAACTTCCGTATCCGGATTTATCAAAATTTCCAATATATACAAATAGATGAAAAAAATATTAATATTAGGAGCTAATACTGAAACTATTCCTCTTGTTGTAACATCTAAAAATATGGGGTTATATACTATAGTTACTGACCCAAATCCTGAAGCTCCCGCTAAAAAAATAGCTGATAAATCTATTAATATAGATGGTACAGATGTTAATAATTTAATAAATTTTATTAAACAAGAAAATATAGATGGAATTTTAGTAGGTGTGGCGGATAGATTAATTAAATCATACCAACAAGTAGCTGAGTCTTTAAATTTACCATGTTATGGAGATAAATATCAATGTGAAATTCTCACAGACAAAGGAAATTTCAATGATATTTGTTTAAAATATAATTTATTAAATATACCATCAATTAAATATTATAAAAATGATCCATTACCAACATCATATCCATTTTTTATAAAACCTACGGATAGAAATTCAGGGAAAGGAATGTCTATAGCTTATAATACATATGAGATGAAAAATGGTATTGATTTAGCATTTAAGAATACAGACAGAGATTATATTTTGTTAGAAAAATATATGGATTGTGATGATGTGTTTGTGAGCTATACAATAATAAATGGAGAACCTATTCTGTCAGCTATGGCTGATAGATATACTTGTAAAGAACAAAACAAAACAAGTCAAGTATGTTTAGGCGCTATTTATCCTTCTAAAAAATTAGAATTGTATATATCTAAAGAACATCCTAAAGTAGTTAAAATGTTAAAAGATATAGGATTAAAAAATGCTATAATAACTATATCAGCTTTTGTTGATAAAGATAATTTTTATTATTACGATCCTGGTTTTAGGCTTCAAGGGGAAGCTCCTAATCTTCATATGGAAAATATTAATGGATTTGATCAAAAGAAATTTTTATTAGATATAGCTTTGGGTAAATATGTTGGTGGTTATAATGTAACTGAAGCTAGTTTCCAAAATCAACACGCCGCTACTATTTGGATGCTATTAAAAGAAGGAGTAATACATAAAATAGAAGGCTTTAGTGAAATTGAAAGAGATCCATCTGTATTTCATATATCAAAACGATTATTTGAAAATGATAAAATCACTAAAGATATGGTAGGCACTGAAAGTCAAGTTATGGCTAGAATATATATAAGCTGTGAGTCAAAAGAAAAATTAAAAAATAAAATATCAGAAATATATAATACTATTAAAGTATTTGATAAAAATAATAACAACCAACTCATCAATAATTTTAAATATGATTAAAGAAACATTTGTAATAGCGGGAGGCACTAAAGGGGTAGCTAAACAAGTGATAATTGAACTTGTTAAATTAGGGCATAATGTTGTTTTTGGTGATTTAGGGAACCATATAGAAGTTAATGAATTTTTATTTGATTTAAAACAATATGAAGGAGAAGCCCATTTTGTTTTTACTGATATGAGTAAAATTAAAGATTGTGAAAATTTATTTGATATAGCTTATAATAAATTTAAGAGAATTGATGGGTTTTTTAGTTATGCTGGTATAACTCCAATTCAATCACTTTTAGATTGTACTGAAGAAGTCCATGACGATATATTTAATATTAATTTGAAAGGAGCATTATTTTGTTCTAAATATGCTATTAAATATATGATGGAAAATGGAGGTGGATCTATTGTATTTACAGGTTCACCTCACTCAGATGCTGGAGAAATAGATAGAGTGTCATATGCTTGTTCAAAAGGAGCTGTAGTTACATTAGCTAACCATATAGCTAAAAATTATGGGAAATACAACATAAGGTCTAATTATATTACTTTAGGTTGGACTCCCACAGAAGGTGAGTTATCTTTACGGAAAACACAAGGTATGTCAGAAGCAGAATTAAAAAAATATGCATCAGAATTTATTCCTATGGGAAGGATGAATGAATATAATGATATAGTCCCAGCTATATTATATTTATTATCTAATAAATCTTTAATGGTATCAGGTTCTAATATTAGAATCACAGGTGGTTGGTTTATGTAATTAAAAAGTTATGAATAATATATTAGTAAGTATAATAATTCCAATATATAATAGTGAAGCATTCTTAGACAAATGTATCCAAAGCGCTATAAATCAATCATATAAAAATATAGAAATTATTCTTGTTAATGATGGTTCAATAGATTCAAGTGGAGAAATATGTGATAATTATTCTTCTATTGATAGTAGAGTTAAAACTATCCATAAAAACAATGGAGGATTAGTTAGTTCTCGTAAAGCAGGACTTATCGCGTCAACTGGAGAATATGTTTTATATATTGATGGTGATGATTGGATTGAATTAAATTTAATAGAAAATTATGTAAATCAAGTTTTAAAATTTAATGCTGATATTGTTATATCTTCTCATATAGTGAATTTAGAAGGTAGAGAAGATATTTTAATGAATTCTACTCCGTCTGGGGTTTATGATAAAGATAAACTTAAATCAATAATTTATCCTAAAATGCTCTACACAGGAAAATTTTCTCAATTTGGAATATTTTCATATTCGTGGGGAAAATTATATAAAAAAGAATTATTATTAGAAAACCAATTGAAAGTAGATGAAGATATAACTATAGGAGAAGATGCTTTATGTTTATATCCTACATTATTGGATGCTGATAAATTAGTTATCTTAGAGCAACCTGGTTACCATTATAGACAACGAGCTGATTCTTTAATTAAAACTTTAAGAAAAATTGAAATATCAAGAATGCAAAAAGTATATGATAATCTTAAAAATATATTTTTTGATAAAGGAGTTTTAGATATAATGTTACCTCAACTTCAAAATTATATATTAAGTTTATTAATTATTAATACTGAGGGACCAGATATAGATGGAATAACAGATTTATATCCATTTAATCAGATTGAATCTAAAGATGGATTAATAATATATGGTGGGGGTACTTTTGGACAACACATGTATAAAAAAATAACTAATAATAAATCATATAATATTTTAGCTTGGGTAGATGAAAAACATAAACATTACTCAAAATTGAATCTTCCTGTGACTGGATTTGATAAAATTAAATCTCTCGATTATAGTGTTATTATAATAGCTTTAATTGATGAGAATAATTCTAATCAAGCTGTTTTAAAATTAATAAAACATGGATTTGATAAAAATAAAATTATTCAACTCCCCATTTATAATCATGCATCTCCACAAATTCTATTATCACAATTTAAAATTAATTTATAATAAATATGGAACTTATTTTTCACGCCGGATCAAGTTTATTAGAAGGACCAATTTGGGACCCAAATAATAAATTGATATATTGTGTTTCAATAGAACAAGGAGTTATTTATCAAATCAATCCTACTTCAGGAGAAGTACAATCATATTTAACTAATGGAAATGTAGGGTGTGTGGCTTTAACCAATAAAGGCAACATCATATCAGCTGAAAAGGAAGGTATTTTTGAAACAAACCCTAAAACAAAAGAAAAAATTTATCTAACCCAGTTTGAATCAGATGAAAATTTACGTTATAATGATGGAAGATTTGACCCAGTTGGACGTTTTATTGTAGGCACAAAAAGTGAAAAAGATTATTTTCTTGAAGACAAAATTATGAAAGGTAAATTATTTTCATATTTTGAAAACCAATATAAAATATTATTAGATGATTTAATGATATCAAACGGAATTGGTTTTTCCCAAGATGGAACAAAAATGTATTTTATTGATACACCAACAAAAAAAGTAGCCCAATATCAATATAATTTAAATAACGGAGATATATTATTTGAAAAATACATTATAAACATTGATGGTGATGGATGGCCAGACGGCATGTGTGTAGATTTAGATGGAAATATTTGGGTAGCCGAATGGGAGGGTGGAAGAGTTAGGAAATGGGACCCAAACTTAGGAAAAGTATTAGATGAAATAAAATTACCATGTCCCCGAGTAACATCATGTTGTTTAGGTGGAGAAAAATTAAATGAACTTTATATTACAACCGCAGCTAGTGAAAATAATATTTTTGGTGGTGGGTTATTTAGAAAAAAATTAAATTAAAAAATATGATTGAACCATCAAGTTTTGATAATGAGACTTTTTTAGCTACAAGAGAACATCTTAATTTGTTTATCAATAGAGTAGCTAAAAAATATGGAGGTACTAATAAAAAACTTTTAGAAATTGGATCTCAAGATAGATCTGAAGTTAGAGAAGCGTTTAATATGTGTGATATTGATACATTAGATATAGTACCTAATTACAATCCAGATATTATAGGAGATATAACTAAATACAATTCCAATATTAATGATTCTACATATGACATTATAACATGTTTAGAAATTTTAGAACACACTGTTAACCCTTTTTTAGCTATAGAAGAACTTAGAAGAATAACTAAAGATGAAGGATATATATTATTCTCAGCCCCATTAAATTGGAGAATTCATGGCCCTATACCAGATTGTTGGAGATTCACAGAATTTGGGTGGAGGGTATTACTGAAAGATTTTGATATAATTGAAATAGATAAGTTAGAAACTCCTGATAGGAATTTATTTCCTATTAAATATAATATTTTAGCTAAATGTAATAAATTAAAAAACATAGATATACATTCTATGAAATTTGAACCAATCAATTAATTTATGAATATCCATATATTTTATAGCCACTATAATATAAGTGGTACTGATCATAAAAATAGACCATATTGGTTTGATTATGAAAAATGCTTCATTAATTTACTTAATACCATCAAAGACAAAAGCAATATTAAACTTAATATTGTTATGGATGGAAAAATAGAAAATAATTGGATAAAAAAATATAAAGAATTTTATACTTCCTATGAATTTAGTGGAGGCAACATGGATTTAGTCACTAAAGCAGTATATGGGATTATAAACAAATATGAATGTGATAAAAATGATTTAATTTATATCTTAGAAAACGATTATTTACATCTTGATGGGTGGGATAAAAAAATAATTGAGTTATATAAAACATTTGATGGGTTAAATTATATTAGTTTATATGACCATAATGATAAATATTTTTTACAACAATATGAAGATTTAGTATCAAAAATTATTGTTACTAATTCACACCATTGGAGAACCACACCAAGTACATGTGGTAGTTATATTGTTCCAAAATATATTTTTGATGATGATTATGAAATTCAAACCACAATTATAGGAGATCACATTAAACATGTTTATTTAAATGAACATAAAGGAAGATTTATATTAACTCCTATCCCGGGTTTGTCTACCCATTGTATGGAATATTTACTAAGTCCTACTATTAACTGGGAAGGAATAAATGATGAAATTATAATTAAATAAAAAAATGAATAAATTAGAAAAAATAGTAAATTATTTATATCAATATCCTTCTGATATAAATGAGCATTTTCCCGCTTTAATTGAATATGGTTCACAATGTGATCATATAACTGAAATGGGTGTACGATGGATAACATCTACTTGGGCATTTTTAGGATGTGCCCCCAAGAAATTAATAAGTTATGATATGCAGGATCCTTCATTTTGGGATACTAATAACCCAGCTGAACAATTAGACATTATCACTCGTGGTTATAATAAATTACAGGATGTATATGATGTAGCTGATGAATTTGGACTTAATTTTAAATTCATCCAAGCAAATGTATTGAATATTGAGATAGAAGATACCGACTTATTATTTATAGATACTTGCCACACATATAAACATCTTAAAGAAGAATTAAAATTACATTCCCACAAAGTGAAAAAATATATAGTATTTCATGATACTACAACTTATGCTCATGTTGACGAAACTAATTATAATCCATTAGGAGGAATATTCACTTCTGATGGGGAGGGAATATGGAAAGCTATAGAAGAATTTCTTCAAGATAATCCACATTGGGAATTAGAAAAAAGATACATGAATAATAATGGATTAACAATAATTAAAAATAAACAATCAATAACATGATAAGTTTAATTATACCAACATATAGAAATCCAGAATATTTAGATATTTGTCTAAAATCAGCTATTGATAATCAAATAAATAAAAATGAAATTATAGTAGCGGTTGATGGTTTTATTGAAGAAAGCCAACATATATTAAATAAATATAAAGATAATATTCAAGTTCTTGATTTAGGAGAAAACCAAGGTATGCAAACAGCATTAAATTTAGCTGTTATAAATGCTAACAATGAATGTATTGTTATTATTAATGATGATAATGTATTATGTAAGGATTGGGACATTGAGATAGAAAAACAATTTCAAGAAGGATATGTATTTACAGTGAATCAAATTGAACCTACAGGTCCAGGTATATTTAATTTTCCTGTAAAAGATTTAGGTAAACATCCTAGAGAATTTAAATATGATGAATTTTTAAAATATGAACCAACAATCCGAAATGGTAATTTAACTTTAGATGGTGGGATATTCCCATTTGTTATATCTAAAAAAGATTATATGATTGTAGGAGGATTTGATACTATTTATCAATCTCCATTTATTTGTGATTGGGATTTCTTTTTGAAATTAGATTTAAATGGGATCAAATTCTATAGAATTAACCATTTACATTTTTATCATTTTGGTAGTGCTGCTACTAAAAATGGAAAAGAAAGTGATAAATTTAAAGCAACTGAACATCCAGCTGCTCAAACATTTATGTACAAATGGGGGATACCACCTCAACTATTTGAGAATAATAGTCATATACCAAAAGGACATTTTATAAGAGGAATACAATTTTAATATGAAACAAACTATTTTAATAACAGGAGTGGCGGGACTATTAGGTAGTAGACTAGCAGATTGGATTATTGAAAATCACCCTGAGTGTGAAATTATAGGAATAGATGATTTAAGTGGTGGATACAAAGAAAATATTCACTCTAAAGTTAATTTTATTAATCTTAATTTAGCTAAAGATACATATTTTTTACGTTCAATATTTGAAATACAAAAACCTGATTATGTGTATCATTTTGCGGCATACGCTGCTGAAGGATTATCACCATTTATTAGAACATATAATTATGATAATAATTTACGAGCTACTGCAGCTATTGTGAATGAATGTATTCGTCATAATGTTAAGCGTTTAGTCTTTACATCTACTTTAGCAGTTTATGGACATGGATATGGAGGTATATTTGATGAAACCCAGGTACCTAAACCAATTGATCCGTATGGTGTAGCAAAATACGGATGTGAAATGGATATTCAAATAGCTGGTGAACAACATGGTTTAGATTGGTGTATTATTCGTCCTCATAATGTTTATGGTATTAAACAAAATATTTGGGATAAATACCGTAATGTATTAGGTATTTGGATGTACCAACATCTAAATGATGAACCTATGACAATATTTGGAGATGGGGAACAAACCAGAGCATTTAGTTATATTGATGATAGTTTAGAACCATTATGGAACGCTGCTATATTACCTCAAGCATCTAAAGAAATTATCAATTTAGGAGGTATTGAAGAATACTCTATCAAAGATGCTAACCAAATTCTGAGAGATGTTATAGGTTCAGGTGATGTAATTCATAAAGAAGCAAGACATGAAGTTAAACATTCTATTCCAACTTATCAAAAATCTATAGATATTTTAGGTTTTAAACATAAAACATCATTAAAAGAAGGTTTAACTAATATGTGGAATTGGGCTCAACAGCAACCTATGAGAGAAAGATTTGTATGGCCAACATATGAATTAGATAACGGTATTTACAGTTTTTGGAAAAATAAAAATAATGTTTGACCTAAGTATATTTGGCTCCAAGTTAAAACTAACTGAGCGAAACCAAACACCAGAAGAACAAGAAAGAGAAATCTTTATTGATATAATAACTCACCTAGAGAAAGCATTCTCACAATCTGAAAAACTATTAAAATATTTTAAAATAGATTTATCAGACTATGAAGATTTATTATATTTAGTTATCGAGGATTTAATAGCACTTCATTATAAGAAATGGAAAGCAGAATTAATGATGTGGTATATCTATGATCGTAAAGATTATATTACAGGTAAAATATACCCATTAATGTATTCTGAAGATGATTCTGAGGAAGTAGAAATGCTAATTGAAACACCTGAGCAACTATGGGACTTCTTTGTTAGAATAGATAACAAAACAAGTGAAGGACCAGACATTGATGAGGAAGATGAAGAGGATTAATTTCTTAAAAAATTTAAAGAAGTAACATTCTGTTTGGAAAACCTAAATTTTATTCTTATCTTTATGAAATAAGAAAAAAAATTAAAGTTATGAAAGTTACTATTAACAACAATGAAATCAAGATGACTAAACTTTGTAAATTCTGTAAAAATGAAATTCCTGCAGGTCGCTTAAAAGCATTACCAACAGCAGTTACTTGTGTTGAGTGTTCAACAGCTGGAATGAAACGTGGTGTGCCTGTTCAATTAGGTAGTGGTGATCACACCTGTACTGAATTATTGATTATGGAAGAAGATACTTACTTCCGATATATGGAAATGGAAAACATGATTCAATCTAAACCAATCCCACAAATGGAAGAGGAAGATTTTGATGTTGATCCTACACCAAATGATTTTAATTTAGAAAAAGTTGATTTT